GACCATGCCCAAAATGAAATGATGGTTGATTGATTGCAGCCTGGTTGCCGTATGAGCATAACGATAATCTGCCCATGCCCCTAGCCGCAAAGTATTGTATTTCCGGCAAGGTGATGAGAGGGCATCCCTTCTCAAACCCGTTACCTATAGGCTAGTTCTACTGTATAGATATATAAACCCCTAGATACTCTGTATATATATATATATGTATACAGATAAACACCTATAGTTATCTATATAACTATACTGATTAAAATTTAATCAAATTAATATTTATATATCAGCGAACCATAATAGTGCATAATGATCTAATATGGTGCATACTGCTATATAATGGTGCAAGCGAGTGATTAAAATTTAATCAGCGATCTAGTATTTATGCGGTATTTCGATCTGGCATATATCATGCATAATAATCTAATGTAGTAATCATCAATCAGAAGTTATCCACAATGGAGATTAGACAATGAGCGTTTTTCCAGATAATTCACCAGAAGGCTTTGCAGGCGACTTCATTCTTGCTAATGATGAGCATTCATATAACACAATTAAAAATCTACGCTCAGGACGCTTTGGCAGCTTTGCAGCTTATATTGGGGAAGCTGCCGCATCGGCAGATACCGGAAATCTGCATCGCCTTGTAAAGGCTTTTCCTGAGCTTTTCTTTACCGCATCACGCGATTAAATCAATTAGGCCGGTTAATTCCGGCCTTCATTCGATTGGAGATTAGACAATGCAGACGATACTTTTCGCCGTTCCAGAATCTAAGCTAACCGCAAAGCTTGCAGAATCAATTACCGGATCACTAGGCAAGCCCTCAAAAATGCCCGGCTTGTCATACGGCATAAGCGCCAAATCTTGCAATATCGGAAGCAAGCTTGCGAAGATACCGGGGTCAGTCTGTTTTGAGTGCTATGCACTAAAGGCAAATTACAAGTATCCAAGCGTTCAGCAAGCTCATACAAAGCGCGCAAACGGATTGGACTCGATTTCATGGGTAGATTCTATGATCAAGCTTATTCGGAAATCAGGCGAAACCTATTTTCGCTGGCATGATAGTGGCGATTTACAAAGCTTCATGCATTTGCTTAACATTGTCAAAATTGCAGAATCTTTGCCTTCTGTTAGTTTCTGGCTTCCGACAAAAGAAAAAAAGCTTGTCTATCAATATCGGGAAACTTTCGGCGATTTCCCGGCTAATTTATGCGTACGGTTATCTGGTGCAATGATCGACGGCAAAGCGCCTGATTATGCTGGCAATACGTCAACAGTGACATCAACGTTCAATTTCACTTGTAAAGCGCCAAAACAAGGCAACAAATGCCTAGATTGCAGAGATTGTTGGGATCGCAATATCAAAAACGTTTCTTATAAGGTGCATTGACATGAAGAAAATTCAATACATTGCCGTGATTTTCGGCTTTGCCGTATCTGCAATCGGTTATCTCATCGGAGATATAACGACAAGCGAATTTATTGCTTTTGGTATTTTTTACACTATTGGCGCAATTGTTACGGCTTGCCAAAAAGATACTATTTAACGGGGATTAGACAATGCAAAAAGATCAAATGTACGGCCACGAGCAATTTATTTGCGTCTGGAATACATCACAAAACACATTTTTTACGGAAATTCACGGGTCGGATTTTTTCTGCAAAGAAAACGGATATTCAGAGGATGACATTGAATCCGTAACTGATTTACTGATTAGCGAGTCTGTCGATATCAGCGGCCCGACACAAACACATTACGTCATGCGGGTCGCGTAATGCGCGTTCTGATAGCTTGTGAGTACAGCGGGATAGTGCGTGATGCCTTTGCAGCCAAAGGGCATGACGCGCTGTCTTGTGATCTGCTACCTACTGAAAAACCTGGCAAACATTATCAAGGTGACATCATTGATGTTTTGAATGATGGATGGGATTTGATGATTGCCCATCCGCCTTGTACTTTTCTTTGTTCATCCGGCCTTCATTGGAATAAAAAGCGTCCAGAACGCGCTCAAATGACGTTGGACGCGCTTTCGTTCGTTCGGCTACTGTTGGATGCCCCTATCCCCAAAATCGCGCTAGAGAACCCTATAGGGGCTATTTCAACGAAGATCAGAAAACCAGACCAGACAATCCAACCTTATCAATTTGGACATGATGCCAGCAAAGCAACTTGTCTTTGGTTAAAAAACCTGCCGCCATTACGTCCGACTCAATACGTCGAGCCGCGAATAATTGATGGAAAGCCGCGATGGGGCAATCAAACTGATTCCGGTCAGAACAAATTGCCGCCAAGTAAAGATCGCTGGAAAATCAGATCAGAAACTTATCAAGGAATCGCGGAAGCAATGGCAAATCAATGGGGATTAGAATGAATCAAAACAATGAAGCATTGTTCCGACACTACGGATACCGCGATGGTCTAGCAGGTTTTGTACCGTTTCCGCCGGAAATAGCAGCGCATGAAGCCGCTTATCTTGACGGTTATCAAATAGGCAAGGCTGATCGTCAAGATCAGATCAGAATCGACAGAACCGAAACCGAAATCGATTAGAGCCGTTTTAAGCCGTTTTTAGGTGATATGGTAGTCTGACTACCTGTCGCCTATTTTTCAGCCATACGCGCCCGTATATAAAGCCGCAGCCCTATTTAAATGGAGGTGAGCAGTGAAGTCCAATCTAAAACAATTATTCCCGCCCAAGCATCCGGCCCCGCAGCCAGGTGCGAGACCCCAAGTGAAAACCAAACCGACTAGCATCCTAGATCAGGAATTTGATTACACACCAGCCGCAGCTACTGACCTCGCAGCTAGGTTCAAAGCGATGGGGTTCAAAGCCAAACCTAAAAAACCAAAGTTTGGCAAAAGATAACTGCTTATTTTTTAAGCAGTCTATATATGCTTTTATATTGAGATAAAAAGAATAGTCGAGTAATACTCCGAAGGAGGATTACCTTTATATCTATATCTTTGCAAGAACTGTTCCATGATAGTTATGCACAAGTTATCCACAGACTTATCCACAGATATGGATGGTCTATGAATACCTGAATGATGATAGTAAATATTCATTGCGGAAAACTATTTTCTTAGAGTACATTTAACTTTGTGCAATGTTGCACGATTAGACCCATGAAAGGGGATTAGCATGGCCTACCTGAAAGACGTCAAACTTTGCGTTGACTGCAACTTTTATGGCAATCCGCATGGACTGCGGGATCGCTGTATCAACCCTAAAACAACCATCATCAGCCTAGTCACAGGCGAAGAAGACTTCCCCTATTGCTTTGCAGAACGTCAAGGGGAAAGCGAACACCATTGTGGCGCACAAGCTAGGTTCTTCAACTTAAACACAGACGCAGCCGCAGAACGTGAGATGCGCCGCCAGGAATTTGAGGAGGCTATGCGAGATGCGCCCCGATAACCCCGAACAACTCCACAAAATTCTGGAGCGAGTCTGCATTTTGCTGGAGGAAGAGCTGGGCGGGGATGTTCGATCATGGCTGGCAACCTGCTTAGTCCTACTGCAAACCATCACAGACGCAGCCGAAATGGACATTAATGATGTTGCGGCAATGCTAATTAAATGCCACAGACCATCGCCGGATGATATTCCACCAATACACTAGGAGATTAGCTATGGGGAAATGGAAAGAACTGGCAGAGCCGTTCTGCAAAACCGGAAGCCAGTGTATCGGCGGAAAGTGTGAACGATGTGCAGAGCAGGAGCCGATGGCGTGTATCGTGAAGGGATGTAGCAACCATAGGCATAAAGGTAAATTTGTTGGCAACCTTTGCAGCCCATGCCACACGTTCATAACAACAGGCGAAGGTAAATACTCGCAAGCCTACCGCAATTCACAGCGCCCGTGGCAGGGGCTGACGGATGAGGAGATTATGTCGCTGTTGCCCGGTGCAGTCAGGCTGCCGCCGGGATGGTCTGAAACTGTTCGCGCCATCGAAGCCAAACTGAAGGAAAAGAACACATGACTGACAAACAAGAAGCCGCTCGTTGGGCAGAACGCAAACTAAAGGATAAAAACAATGGCTAAATTACCGTACACAATTACCATCTGCCCAGACGAGCCGAACCCAAAACAGTTCACGGCATTGACTCCCGCTATTGTTCGAGCGTTGCGCTACACAAACGACTTAACAATAGACCAACGGCAACACGTTTACCCGTCAGCACCGCAGGGAATAACGCAGATCAACTGCCATAAAGATAAAGCACAAGGAGAGAACAATGACACCTAAAGAAATCAATGATTTGAAAAAAGAACACAATACAGCGATGGAAGAAGGGCAAGAAATTTATAAACGGATGATGGTCTTACACGCCAAATGTCTTGATCTGCAAAAGCAACTTCAGGAAGCAGAGGGCGATGATTACGATCCAATCCCGCTGATATTTGGCAGCGGGTTTTGGATTGATCCTGATTTGTAAGGAGAGAACAATGAAACCAACACAAGAGCAAGCACTTCGAGAATACTTGCGTGAAGCGATTATTCCTCTTATTGAAGATGTGCTTGTCAAAAAAATTGGACAAGGAATGACTTTTGCGGCAGAAGAACTCAAACGATCTAAGAAAGAATGGCAACGTCTTACGGATGAGGAGTATGAGGCGATGGCAGAAAAATATGTCACTAATTATTTCTTTGACACACTCAAATATGCCAAAGCCATCGAAGCCAAACTGAAGGAGAAGAATACATGACAAGTCCTAATCAAGAAGACTTTGAGCCAGAAGTACGCAATAGCGCATGGTGGTCAGGTGATAGCCGCATGGCAGTCAATGGCAAAGCGGCTGACGTTATCCTGCAAAAGCAGGGAAGGATGCCGCCGCCAGACTTGTCCGATATTCAGGAAGTGCTGGATATGGGTAAGGCGATGGAGCCAACTATTGCCAGGCTGTTTCAGGATAAGCACCGCATTGAACTGAAAGACGCAGACTATGCACTTACACATCCGACTGAGAAATGGCTGCGCTCTCACTTTGATTACATCAGTGCAGATGGACGAATACTCGTTGAATGCAAGAACTACAACAGTGTCGTTATGTCTAAGTTCGACGAAGAAACAAACATGGTACCTGTTGCTGATCTCACGCAGTGCATCCATGAAGCTGCCGTTCATAACGTGGATGAAGTTTATCTTGCAGTCCTGTTTGGTGGACAAAGATTCAGAACCTTCCACTTCAACATCACGCCACTGATGAAGGAAGAACTTATTAAGCAGATGGCGGAATATTGGGGTTATGTGCAATCAGGAAACCTGCCCGATCCTACAACCATTGATGCTTGCAAGGTTAGCTTCCCGACAAACACAGAGGAAGTAGCCATTGCCACACAAGCTGTTGAAACAGGTATTGCTGCACTGAAAGAGTACAAGGCAAAGATCAAGCAATTGAAAGATGAAGCAGAAAAGATTGAAGTGGCAATTCGCGGCTACATGGGTACACGGGGATCAATCGTCAGCGTTGATGGACATATGTTGGTGACTTGGAGAAATTCAAAACCAAGTATGTCATTCAATGCCGATTTATTTCAAAAGGCAATGTCAGACTTTTATGAAAAGTTTGTCACGGAAACGCCAGGTTCTCGCC